TGCTCATGACTGTGCTTGCTGGCAAAGAAGTCCAGCAATGCCGGAAGTCCGTCCCGTGGGTGTTCGTGAGTTCGGACAGATAATGTCCAAACTCTAACCTCGTCCCTACAAAGGCGAGAATTCCATCTTTTATCAAGATGAGATTCATCGCCTCCTGAATACGAGGTGACACCCCGGAACCCAGTATCGTGTGGACCCACAATCCTAATTCGGCGTCGTAGACGCTGAGGAAGTAGGTCGAGCATGGCTGTTGAGGCATACCAATATCCTTTATTAAAGAGGTTGTTGGAGTTGTCTACTACAGCCTGGCACGATACCGGGCTGTCGGCGACAATGTGCTTAGGTTTAAGCGGGGTCACATCGTATCCCGCGAAACCATCAGTGCCACAGGACTCCCTAAAGTGACCACGGACATATGATTTATCCATGTTCACCTTAAGTTCAAGGAGTTCCATAGCACGCACTAGTCGCCCATACCCGTGTGCTGGCAATATAATATCATCGCCAAACACACGAACTCGGTTACTATATTTCCAAATGTTGTGCTTCGTGACAGCCAAGTTGTCCACATGGAGTGTTACTCCTAAGGATATACAAAGCATCACTAGGCTCATCACAGGAAATGTAGTTGCTGTCCCCTGCGAGGCAAACTTCCTCAGTTTGAGGTAGTCCATATCACCAGAAGTTTCGTCCTGGAGATACCTCGTACGTGCGGCGTGCAGAGCGAGTAACAAGGAGGTATTACTCCTAAATACCCGTTCCACGGTCCAACACGTCAACCGATCGCTAGCATCAGACAAATCGACTGTTGCTAGTTCTCTGGTTAGGGACGCCTTGAGTACCAAGTCGCCAGAAAGGGATTGGTCTCTGAAAGAAATGAATGAGTCGCCAAAAGCGGCTCGACATTGATCTTTCAAGAACCTCCATACCAGCTGCTGACACCACTGATGTGATGTCGGCTCCGCTGCTATGAGCCTAGGACCTTTAGCGGTCTTCGGCACCCGAATCAGACGACTCGCCACCTCATGATTAGGTGGACGTCCGCCCAAGAACGCCGCAGAGCCAATAGCTCCGCAGTATTCGAAGGGGAAGGTACCCTGCAGCTTTTGCGGCCAATTTGGGAACTGGGTCTTATTCCAGTTCTTGAGTCGTTCCGCAACAGCACCGGGTCCATGTTTGAAGCCGATACCCAATCCC